TTCATGGTAAAACTTTCCTATAATATTCTGATCTGCGCTATGACTGGCCCCTACATTATACCGTTGATAAGGCGGCACTGTCATACTTGAGATATTTATTCCCGGTACAGTAACAGGACCAAAGTCATTTATAATAGTTGAAGGGTATATCGAAAACCCCATCTCGTTAGTAACTGTCAGGTAGCAGTATTTTATTTTCCCAGAGGCTGCAACCTGAGTCGCCCATGTTTTAACATCCACATCAGCCAACGTGAATTTAGATGGGTGTTGTATGGCCCTTGTAAACATCTGAGCATTGTTGCCGATGAATGCGTTGATATTAAAACATATCATCGCACCAAGTTTCATATTCAGAAACTCTATCGTAGCCGTATTTGACGCAGTGGTGGGTGCGTAATAAGTTATTTTCTCTGGTAGCAGTTTGGTCATGGATGGGCTGAATTATAAACAGCGGTTGTTATCGTTGCTGTGTGTCCGTTACCGGTAAGATCAGTTCCGTTCTGCTCGAATGAATGATAAGAGATAAGGTTAGCAGCGAAAGAAGTTGTTCTTTTATCGTGGCAGAATCCACCGTTATAATCTTCTAATACTTGTGCTGCGGTTAGTTCTACGTTATAAAAACTTGCGTCATCTACCAAAAAATTACCAGTCACGCCAGCGCTAACATTTTGATGTCCAATCTTAGTCGTACCTCCTGCTGTAACCCCGGTGTAAGAACCAGCCGACACGTTAGTGAGTGCGACAGCAAGGCCGTTGACATAAAGTATTATCCCTGTATGAGCCTCTGCTGTAGACTTTGTGAATCCTACCCGTGTCCATATCCCCGTAACTAGTGTGGCGGTTGTTTGTTGCTTACCGATGTAGTTGGATCCGTTAACAGCCATATAAACAACCAACTTATTATCAGTGCCAATGTTAAACTGAATATATGCGTTTGATCCAGCGTCCCCCCTGGACATTATACATTGACTAATACCAACCGCGTTTAACTTAATCCAAGCAAAGAAAGATCCCGCTACGTCTGTTCCTGATCCATTGGTGAAGTCTAACGTCGCACCAGAATCAGACAACGATGCCGAGTTGTCCGGTGTGGCTACCGCTATTGAAAGTGAATATTCATTGACAAACGTAACCAGAGGCTCAGTGTAAATTATTGCAATCGGCTTAACTGTGGAACTTATGTATCTGAGGTATAATATGTTTCTTTTAGAGTTGTCTAAAACACCGAAAACATTAAACGCCGAACTTATTGTTAATGTATTTGATCCGTTTCCGTCGATCACCAATCTATATTCGCTGTTGTTAATATGCCCCGATCCAGCCAAAGCAATAGCAATCGCACCGGTTTGCGTAGTACTTGAGTATTTCTTTCTCAGATCAAATGTTATCGTAGCTGTATAAGATTCTGATACTCCGGCTATGTCCGCATCATCAGCTACAACAATACTTTTATCTGGAAAATCATACTCCCTGGTTGTCGTTGCTGTGTTCCCAAGTTCTGACGTTACTGAACCGGACTCACTTTTAAAGTTTATTTTCTTTGCCATATTATTTAATGTCCAAATACATGTATGTAGATCATTGCCGCTACCGCCGCTGTATTGTAGGTCCATGTTGGATTCACTGCTACCCCACCAAATCCGTATCTTTTAAAAGCTGAGTTTGTGCGTGTTGATGTAGCGGTGTAAATAGTATACCCGTCGTTAATAGCCCATGTTTGCAGACCTATTCCTTTATGATTCAATTGGATTTCAAACACACCTGCCGGGACCATATGCGAGCCGTATTGATGGGTAGTCGCTGAAGCGCTGGACACTGGCACAACGGTGTGTATCGGGTCGTCGGACCTGGACCCGGATATTTCATAATACATTGCCGTTCCGTCTCCGTTTCCCCCTGTCGTCCATCCGATATTCACCGTGGTAGACTCACCCGCTCCCGCTATTTTGGCAAACACATGCATATTTCCACTAAGACCGCCGTAATTCACATGACTCCATCCTGAGATTGTATAGTCTCTGTCCTGATCCGAGCCCATGACTACCATCATCAATGCGCCCTCTGTAGGAGTTGCCCCAAGTGTCAGATTCCAAGGCGTCGTTTTACTAAATGCAGTTATATCACCCCGGATTAATGCTGGCGGTTCTTTGAATTTTATTAAACTGTGTGTTACTAAGCTCATGCGCGTACAGGTCCATCGTAATGTAAAATAAATATAGGTCCAGTGCTGCCTCTCTTAAATGACAGTTCGTGCAAATCTGCCGTTCCTACGGAGGAAACTTGTAGTATCTTTGTAGACTGATACCAACCATCCCCACTCGCTACCTCGCTGTATCGGCTCATTCTGGTTGTTGATGGAGTAGTTATACCAATGTTTGATCCTGTAATCGGAATGATAACATGAAGAATCTCCAGGTTTGTGGCATTGCTGACCGCGATGGTTATTGCACCTGTCACTGTAACTGTATAGAGTACAGTAACCTCTTGCTTTGAACCACAATCTATCGTGCTTGAACCAGTGGCATTATTGGTGAATGAGGTTAATAAAATAGACCGTTTAGACTCAACACTTAAAGAGGTTGCAGGGTCGGTGTTATTTGTCCCCGTAATCATCACCGCCTGAGTGGCTGCCGCTACAGTCTCAAGGTTTTTTGATGCGTCGGTTTTAACAAATAGACTCGCAGTCAACCCCGAAAGATTCAGTGCTGCTGTTGATAATTTATCCGTTGATGTATCGAATGTTAAAGCAGCATCCCCCTCTATTGTCCCATCTCCCGTCCATACCCCCACCTGATTATTTACCGGCGTTCCTACTTTGGTAACATCTCCACTTCCGCCACCTCCACCTCCACCGGATCCAGTGACTAAAAGAGGTGTAGTTAATGTCTGATAAAAAACTATAGCCGTTGGGTAGGATGGATCTGCCGCTGCTGATAGAGTGGTGTCTCCTGTTATCGTAACCCCAGAGCCAGCAATAAAAGTAACTATTCCTGCTCCTTTGTTTATAAAAGATGCTTTAGTGTCTGCCGTGAGTTGATCAAGAGTAAAATCAATAGGTGACCCAGAATTAAAAATTATCAGTGCGTTATCGTCCGCTTGAGTTATAGCATCGGCAGTAGTTACCGTTCTGGTAAGGCGTAAAACTGAATTATTTACTTTACTATCAATAGCATTAACCAAATAATCCCTTACCCTATCTGCCGTGTTAGCTAGTGGGGTTGTTTCGTCGCCTATTACGTTGGCTTCGGTGGTTAACTCTGCGTCTGTTTTCTGTGCCATAGTCTTTAAGTCTTATCAATCTTGAATTCTCCCGCGGTCCGGCGTTGCCCCGTCGCCCAGCCCTAAATCTGTCCCTGAATTTAATACCGGACTACCCACAGCCGGTCTGTAGAAGGGATCAAACACGAACGGCGAAGGGTTAACTCCACCGCCCCCTTGAAATGCTGGGCTTGTCGTTAAGTTGTTTGATGACGTCCACCCACTCGGAACCGTTGATGACATTCCGTTAATTGTGTTATAAGCCAACCCACATGAGGTAAAACTTCCTCCACTTCCTTCCATTCTAACTATTGCACTTGCTCCGCCTAACCCAGCGTCACTTGTAGATTGGTCGTAAATCACATTGTTTTTAACCTGCACGTTAGTGCTGTTATACGTCACCCCCCCGGCCCCGTTGTACACTATCGCCACGTTGTAGTTCATTGTCGGAGGAATGTGAATCGTATTGTTGTAAATAAACAGCCCGTTCCAACCATTATAGCTTGATCGTACTATTCCTGTCGGGGAGTTAACGTGCCCAACCAAGTAAAAAGAATTGTGATGTACTTGTAAATTCTTTTGCTGAAGGGTTTCACCCGGATTCCATCCAACTATGTAAGCATAACGACCCCCGACAATATGGTTATAACTTATCTCTCCGTTATGAACTGTAAATTCAAGAGGCGCATTGATGGAGTTACCGCCGCCTTTTGTGATCATGTCTAGTGTACAATTAGTCACAAGCATCGAAGGGATACCATCATCCGCCGTGGCTGGGGAAGTTCTGCGTACAATCGAAATAGCGTTATCCATGTATGTGTTTTGGATAGAACAGTTATGAGGTACGGAACTTTCAAACTCAAAAGCGATGTTTGGAATCCCACCACCGCCATAAGGTGAGTTTGCCAACACCCGGATTTCACCGTTGATGTAATCCATGTTGTCGATTGTTACCTGGCCGAACGATTTAACCCCGTACCCACCTGAGTTATCACTGATGTCTACGTTATCGCATAGAAAGTTAGTGAGTCCACCTACGGTGATATTTCCAGTAGAGAAGCACGAAGCCGCTTCGGCGCTGTTGATAATTTGTACGTTATGGAATGTTGTGTTAGTAGTCGCCACATACGCCCCAAAGTAATCCATGTTTGAAATCTTCACATCCTCGATCGTTACGTTCTGCCTGGTGGCGATGTAAATACCCCCGTGGACTAGTTTACCATTACCTTCGATAGTCATATCAGTCAAAGACGCCGCCGTCGATCCTGCGGAGTTGTACTGAAAAATGCATTTTGTAGCATTGATGGCCCCACAGTCCACATTCCAGTTAAGCCCTGAGGTAACCTGTACTATGGTCACATCAATCCCTGATCCTATTATTGTTTCCCCGTTATCTGGTGCGATATAAGCGGTTTCCACGAATGTCCCAGGACCAACCGAGAGAACATCCCCCGAAGTCATTTGAGTCAATGCGTATACTATTGTGCGACACGGTGTGCCGGCTGTGTTGCAATTGTTACCCCCGCCATCACTTCCGGTCAGGGCTACAAAATTGTTCGCTGTGGCCGGTGGAACTGGTAACTCTTCGTCGGGAACTTCTTCAGGGTTTTCGACTTTGATATAATCCACTAAAACGTAATACGCGGACGAACTCGCATTCTTTGTTCCGGTAGCCCGGATTTTAAACGTGTGCACGTCCTGCGTTAAGTCTTCTTCATTATCCGGGTCGTCGGCGTCCCCTGAATCAAATACTAGTACCTGTTGCTGCCCTTCGGCAGGGCTGGCCAAATAAAGATCAACAGTGTCAACTACCACCCCATCTAAAGATATTTCCGCTATTCCGTGGGTGCTTTTCTTTTCGGTGTAAAACTGCACCCGTGTGCCGTTGAAAGTAAATTCAGCATATGCGTTAGTTGTTCCGGTATAATCCAACGTCCCATTATACCACCCTGCAACCCCTGTTCCGGGTGTCGCCCATGTGCTTTGATAATCCCACTGATACCCTTGCGTCCCTCTTACTGCGTTGTCTATGGCTACAGAAGGAATAACCGGAGGCTCGATAGGAGGCGGTGTGCCGCTACTTGCCCCTGGTCCGAACGTACTTGAGGCTGTGTGCTTAACTATGTCGTCTGTAGATGTAGACTCACCAGTTAATTGTATGACTATATCCGTGGCCATGTCTTCTCCGGCTGCCGCGTAATACGCACTAGGTATCCCGTCAAATGTAAATACTGCGTTTGTTTTCTGGGTTGTGGCACTTGTTCTTATAATCTGATAGTCCAAAATCCAACCCTGCCCCAGTGTAGGGCTATCGAAAGCCAATCTGGTTGCAATGGTGGTCGCTCCAAATTTTAACCTTACTGTTTTATCATTTCCGTTCAGAGCAATTATTCCTGAAAACCTTCCTGCAATCACGTTTCCGTTAGTGCTTAGCGTGTTAGCTGTTATTGTATCAGTAAAAAGTATGTCTTCTCCGGTTGTTATGTTTCCTACAGTTGTTGTTTCGGTATAGACCGGGATTGTGGTTTGTGTGGAGAGATTAACCCGCTTAAATAATGTAAGTTCCCAAATGTTTGACGAGTTAAGTTTTGATACCACAGCATATTCGTCTTCTGCTAATGTCCACGGTCCTGCTGTCTGACATTTAAATGAAACCCCAGCCCCCTCTAAAAGTGAGAGTGTCCCTGTACTGTCGTTTTTGATCTTAAACTTTGTCCCATCATTAAAATCAACCGCAGACGATGGTGGAATAGTGAAAGAAATAGCGTTTACTGATCGCATCAAAAACCCTACTTCCGTAAAAAGAGTATCTGCCGGAACAGGTGTATAGTTAGCCGATTTAACTATCCATGTGATGTTCTTTGAAGGAGGGTTCACCCATTCAGTCATTCTTAAAGTAGTACCGTCCCACCGTAAATTGTACGTACCCCCTGACTTTATAGCGCCTATAACCAGTGTATTTCCGGCGTTGTCGGTTATCGCTGTTGTGTCAACTACCCCATCAGGATCTAAAGTCACAGCCGGTGAAGTATTGCCGTTTGTGAAGGTCACCGAATAAATAGCGAAGGCGTTAAACGACGTCAATGGAGGATTGAAAGCAACGGTGTAGTCGTTCGTTCCTGACGCTGTGCCAACCCGTGTTTGTGCCGTAGCCAAACTTGAAATGAATAGTAATAGAAAAAGTATTTTTTTCATACTGCTGGTAATGTTGAGAATTCTAAAATCCAAGATGATCCATAAAGATCACCTGTTACTTTAAATATACCTGTTTCCAGTGAAGTGAAAACCAATGATGACCATCTTGAGAATGCATCATTTGATAAAAATCCAGACGGAAAGGTCAACGTAGCCGCTACATCTGTTATTTCAAAGATAAAAGTAAAATGGTTAGCGTTAGTGTTAAAAGCTAAAGCGATAGTTTTAGGTGTAGAGAACGAAGCCGACCCTCTAAATCGTCTTTGATAAGCAAGTACACCATTTCCGAATGTTAGCGTTATAGTTGCCCCAGTAGTGTCCACGCTAAATAAAGCCATCTCATCCAGACGGTTAACAAAAGAATCGGCGGTATCTTCAACCTCTGCCCGTACGTCAACGGCTTCAATATCTTCGGTTATATTGTCTTTAAACAGCCCGGTAGTGCCGTTGTTATATTTATTCTCGTAGTCCGATTTGCTTAGTTCAGCCATTATTCAAATTCTATGCTAAATGTGTCATCAAATATCCCCTGTTGTGAAGCCCCCGGAAACTGTGTTACTACATCTCCATCAAATTCATTTCTAGAAACGAGATTATCGGACTCAAATTCATTCCGTGAGACTGTGTTGTCAGCCTGAAATGTTTTCCGTGTTACCGATATGTCTATTTCAATTTGCAACTGTCAAAATATTAATTTCATCAATATCTCTTAGCTCTACATCCACATCAAACTCAGCATCTGTCTTTCTCAAGTCCAATTTACAATAAACTGCACCCTCTCTGAAGGTTTCGCTTAGTTCCTCTGTTATTTCTATTTCCAAGTGATGTGTTGAAGCCCCTACCCTTATTTCTTCCTGTACTGTGGCAGGCGTAGGAAGATAAACATAAGTTGCCAAAGTCCTCCCGTACTGTATTATTTTCGCCGTACATCCCTGTAAATCATCCACGACTACAGGAGTAGTACCATCTATTGCGTACAGTGGTAAGGTTACAATTACATTCTCACCTCTTTTTATTGCTGTTGCCATTATTCAAATTCTGGTCCAAATGTGAAATCAAATATTCCGTCTTCTACTAAACACGTTCCTCTCCTGAAGGCAGAGCTAAACGCCCTGCAATCAAACTGCCCCGGATTATACGGAGGCTCTCCGTCAGCGCCAGCGAGTACTCCAACAATATCAGGTGTATAAATTGCGTTCAACGCGTCAAACGTAAACGTCATCGGTCTGTATCGTGTCCCGTCGATTGTATCATTAAGGCAATTCACAAAATGTAAAACTGTGTTAGTGATCTTTGCCCCTGATAGTTTACGTTGTGGCTCACTGAATTGTGAAACGTAGTCCTCTAATGCGATTTGTAAAATCCGCTTAGCCTCATCAACTCCATTGCGCGCCCAAAATTGTGTCGGTGTGCCGTCTGAAAGTCTGATATAAGATCGGTATAGATTAGCTTCGTTCCTGGTGAACTCTTCATCGAAGCGTATCATATCCCCTATCAGCGCTTCAATGTTCAATTCAGGCTCTACAAAATCAGACACATTTTCTTCGTATAGTAATGTCTCAGGGGGATCAATAATATGAGTCGTTGGTAGAAACACATTTGGATAAAATGCGAGTACTACGTTGTCTAGTTTAAGTCGTGACAAAAGACCAACCCCACCACCTAAATTAATAATCTTGTCAAGTCTCCATATTACCGGATTAGTAACCCCATCATAGTCATCAGGCACTACTATATCTGGAAATAACTCAGTATCGAAAGAATATTCAGAGGTATAAATAGCTGTCTTTAACGTGTCGTCATCGACAATCATCCGTTTCACCCCTTCAGGATTTGCCAGCGTAGTCACTGAGAATGCTTTTAAAGCTGCCCTGTCTGCAAAATCCCTCCCGTAGTGATTGTGAAAGTAAAATTCTATTACTGCGTAATCCACCGCGTCGGTAGGCATGGTCTGAAGAATGTCAAATGTCAGCCATGTGTTAAAAGACGACACATAGATTTCATTCTTTTGTTCTGTATCCACGTACCCGATTGACCCGTTTGATAGTGTGGTTAAATACAGCATTGCATCATCCGAGATACGGTGAAACTTTAACACCCATGCGATACGGATGTATGGCACTGAGTATCTAGCGGTAAGAAAATACTGGAACTTTAGTCTGATTTGCCCGCCTTGTCCGTTGGTTATAGCTATTTGATCGGAGTAAACCTGAGTATCGGCCTGGTTGTTAACTACCGGTTCGAAGTCAAAGAAGAACGCGCCAGTACTGTCCCCATTGACTACAGTCTCATGACCGAACGTCACCCCTGCCTGCCCTAAAAGAACCGCCCAACGGTTGAAAGTTTCATTACCTGACCCTAAAATCTGGACGTCCTCGGATTCAAACCTACCTTCGTCGATTAAATTACCGTCCTTTTTAAGATCATTGGTAATAGAAAAATATCCGTAGTTCCTGACGTACTGTAGAAGCTGACTTTTATTGATAAACATCGCCCCGGATCCGGCCCGTATCTCTGTTGGAGTGCCTAAATCTATAACCGGATTGAATGTTGAATTAGAAACATAGTCTCCGGCGGTGTCAAACTCCCTGTATGCGAACGTACCAACCGCATCGCTTAATCGAATAATCCACCAAACGCCCTGTGATTAAAAGAACTGCGCCCGAAACGGTTTCATTAACTCCGAAAGAACGTAATCACACTTCAAAGGAACGTCTTTAGCGGCTCTGAATATGCGGGTATCAATATAAGACTGTGCCAACGGGTCGTCGGTAGCTGCCTGGTCCATGTTTTCTTCAAACACGTTCACTCCGCAACGTATATTTAGATTTAGATTTGTCTTTTTAAGAATCTCAGCAATGATTTTTATCATCGAAATATCACCCTTGATAAGATTCCCATAGTAATCTCTGAAATCTTTGTTCTTTAACTCTCCTAACTGATCGGAGAACGTCACCGAAACTCCATAAGGAGTGAATAAGTAAGGCTCCTTGCGAAACTCAGGGACTAAATACCCAACATGATATAATTCCAGGTTGTCAAAGTCGTCCCCTAAGTAAAGTTTGCCGATATGTTTGCGGTCATCCTGCCCGAATAGGTGTACGTACTGTCCTTCTGTCTCTACTAAGATTGTAAGAACCGATTGAGACGGTAAAAAGTCCCTTGAGGCGTCATCCCTGTCACCGTCATAAGAAACTACAATAGGGCTTCGGCCCTCTCCACACATTTCTTCAATCGCGCCTACATAAGACCGTTCCTCTATATCGAATCTAATCGCCTTCCCGCTTAAAATGTGAGTGTCGGTTAAATCTAATCGGTGACGTACGCCGTAAACCTCGGTTATAGTTATCTCAAACGTGATGTTATCCTGACATCCTACCTCGTCTTTCGCGTATATCGTATAGAAGGCTGGCAATAATCCGGTAAACGTCGGTGAAGTCTGTCCGTCTGTAGCGTAAACAAACGAAGGATTAAATGAGTATTTAATTACGCCGTTTGAAGACGTGGCGCTAATAGTTATTTCTCCGTCTGCGTTGCTTGGTCCTGTTGCCGGAGTTACCGTGTAAGAGCTTGAAATCTCAAGGTCGCACACTGGCGCAAGGATACATTCAGAGTTATTTAAGTTAGTTGAAAGCGTCCCATAAGGGAACCCGTTCGACGTGCCTACTTTATGTAACGTAGTCCCCTCGCAGTATTGATAGTAAGGGAAAGTAGTTAACAACTCAGCGAACCCACCATACCCAAAGTAAAGGTTAGGCGGTCCATCGTATAGTGAGGTGCTGTAAATCGTTCCCGCGCCCGGAGTTGAAGCCGAACTATATTCTAATGAAAGCGTATTGGCAACATCGTCTAACTTAACGTGTAGGAAGTTATCAGCCGTTAGAGTAAAAGGACTACCCCCACCGTCTCCCGGGTAGGAACCGGAATAAGTAGTGATAATTTTATATACTAAAACGTAAATCGTCATCTTCCGAGCCTTAGATTTCTGTTAAGTTGTGTTGTCTGGTTTGCGACTAAATCGTCACCATGTAATACAAATTCAAACTGTTGTGGCTGTGCTGACTGTGATGTAGTTGGTGAAAACTTGCTGACATTGGTCAGGCTGCTCGATCCACCTCCACCCCCGCCACCGCGTCCGCCTGAGTGCCCTGTTGCCTTACTGAACATTGCAGCTATTCCAGCTATACCGGCTGCAGCCATAGCAAGGATTACAGGAGGGGGCGCTGTGGTCTTCGCTGCTCCTGCTATTACTCCACCTAATGCCTGAGATAATAGAATAGGAAGTAGTTTGGCAGTTAATGTTTTTATCCCTTGCAATACGGTTTGTTGACCACTTAGAACCTGGCCTACTGTGTCACCTACTATAGATCCTACCTGTTGGAACATCTGACCCTTACGTTCTTCCGCTTCAGCTATTTGTTCAGCCGCTAATATCTGTTGATCCGCTGTTGTTATTGCTTGCCCTCCAACTTCACCGTATGCGTCTTTTAAACCTATGACCGCACTAGTAGCCATTTGTAGGTTATTCATTAAAAGGCTTACGTCAGGAGCTGGAAGCACTGTAGGAAATAGTTCCTCTATTCCGACCTGCTTGTCTAGCGTCCTTGTAAACCCTTCATCTATCTTCGTAGGGATAAGCTCACCCTTATCGGCTCGCGCTTGTTCTTTTTGTCCGAACGCTGAAAGTTTCTGCTTCTCAAGTGTTAACTCTCTTATCTTGGCTATCTGCGCATTCCTAGCCGCTATTTCACGCTGTATATTTACTAATTGCTTCTTATCATTTACATCTGTTGTCTCAAACTCAAGATTCAGATTCTTTATTTCATCAGTAAGGCTTTTTATTGTAGTTATCTGAGGTTGTACTACCTCCGGTGGAGCGATGTTTATCTTTGTCCGTGGATCAATTATAACCTTTGTTAACCCCGATACATCATCAGTTAATTTAATAAGCTGTACACCTAATGATGCGGCTTGTTTTTCTGTTTGCCGCAGTGCCTCCGCATACGTTTCACCACTTAAATTACCAGAGTTCAAAGCCCTGATCATTGTATCAAGTGTGCCAGCCGAATCACTCTGACCTCCTGAAAAATCAGTCATCACGTTAATCAGCTTAGTGAGCCCTATAATGGCTGCATTAAGCGGCCCACCAGTAAGTTTACCAAGCGACAGTAATAGATTATCGAAAGCGTCTCCTAAGTTTGAAATCCTACCCCCTAACGTTTGAGATATGGCTGCCATTGAACCGGATACACCTTCCAAATCACCAAGAGATAATACATAATTTTGTATCTCTTCTGAAGTAAACTTAACCTGTGTCTGAACACCCTTGAAAGTGAATTGTACTTGGTCGCCTTGTTTTTTAGCTCTAATTCCAAATTCTTTCAGCCGCTCAAACTCTCCTGTCTGCGCGTCAATAATGGCTTCAGCTAATTGGTCGAACTCTTTCCCTGTTGAAGACGCAAGGTCTCCTAACTTCCTGAGTTCGTCGCGCGTAGGTACAAATCCCTGATTGGCAAGTTTTACAAATGAAGAGGTAAGCTGCTCTACCGAAAAGGGAGTTTTAGACGCGAAATCTTTTATTAATCCAAGTGCTGCCTGGGCTTTGGATCCGCTCCCGAGTGTGTTGGTTAATACAGCTTCAAAGCGTTGAAAATTGGCAGTGACATCTATGACTTGTTTGGCTATCAGTCCAAAACTAATGGCCCCGATACCAGCCGCAAGGCTAGTACCTATCCCTTTTGCTGTCTTCTCAAAAGTGTTTAGCTCCTTAGTGGCTGACTTAATGCCCTTATTTAGTCCAGAGGTATCCCCGGAAATAAGAACAGCCATTTTTGCTAAGATGCTATTTGCCATTTTTCTTATTTAACTTACTTCCTAGCCTCCTTTTGGCCGCTTCAAAATCTATTTCGTGATACTCCGCGGGACGTTCTTTTACATCAAAACTTAACTTAATCAAATCCTTCGGGTGAACTACCTTCCCTTTCTTACTTCTATTAGCATTCCGGAAGTCTGCCCATTGTATTCTAAAACGCGCCCACTCTAACTCCTGATCTTCATGCCGTAACTCAGTTTGATAAATAAACCGTTCCACGTACAGCCCCACTTCATACCATGATAACGTCCAGAACTTTTCATGATCAATGCCCGTCTTTATAACCAATAATTTATAAAGGTCTTCAACCCCTCCGCTTACGCCTGCCCCGTCACCGGGGCTTTCCCGTTTTTTATTTGTGGCGCTGCGATAGACTTCATATAAATCTCTAACGCTCTTTCCATTCCCATCTGCTCGATGTAAATAGTCACTTCTGGAATACCTATCGTCTTTTCGATACCGTGGAATTTATTGTAAGCCACCGCCCCGCCTAGAAAGTACAGTGCGATATACTTCTGGAATCCTTTGGCAATCTTTTTAAAGACGTCCTCGATAACCATCCCCGACGCTTCCTCTGTTTCGATACTGGCAAGCATACCGAACTGAAAACCGACTTTTTCACCGTCGATTTCAACCTCATAAACTCCTGACCCGATCATGTAGAAGTTCCTTTAGTTACTGTTCCGGTAATTGTGAAAGTACTGTCGAACGTTACGTTATCGTTCACCGCCGCTACCCCTGAAATGTCTGTGATGTAACATTCAGCTTCCAGGTAGAAGTCACCCGTTACGGAAGTCTCCCACCGCACAGTGACCTGAGTTCCTGCCAACCAAATGTCGATCAGGTCTTCAATACCATAAGCGGCATCGAATTTCCATAGACCAGATACACCGAACGATCCTGATTGACCGCCGAGTGTTATTTGTCGCGCTCCGTCGTTATCCTTGCAAGCGGCCTCGATGATTTCCCGGGAGAAATCAAAGCTACATTCTGTGGTGCACGCTATCGCGTTGCCCTCCACATACAATAGCATTAAGTTGCCTTCTACTATGCCAGTTGTTGCCATTATTTTAGATTTTTTAAGTTAAGTTTCATTTTCTTTGGCGGGAATTGACCCGTATATTCTTCAGCTTCTTTGTTCTCAATCATTTGTTTCGCTACCCTGTCGTGTTTTCGTAACACTTGGCCTACGGGTAACTTTTTAAACCTTATCCCGGTATAAAACGTGTGCGACTTCAGTAACCTAACGAGCATACCTAGCGGTGTAAGTGTCTATCACTACGTACGACCGGTCTTCATTATCAAACTTATCTTCACTTCCCGTCCACCATATCTTTTTAAAGTCGATAGCGTTTGACGTTCCTGTGTAAAAGTCAAGTAGTGTCCTTACTCTTTCCTGCACATCCAGACATGTTTTATATCTATCAGCGAAGCAAGCCACTTGAAAAAAGATAGTATCTACTTCACTGACATTCGTTTTATTAATAGCCGGATTACCACCTACACGCCTCACAGTTAAGTACGGCCTGTCTGCTGTCTCACTCGCTACCACAGGAAACACTTTGGCCTCATCGTTATAAGTGCCTAAGGCGGTCGTCAGCGTCGAGTCTCCTGTCAATATTTGTATTACTCCACTTATCATTTTACTCTTCCTCGTAAGAATCTGAACACATCGTCCCCAAGTAAGTCAGCTATTTTATGTTCTACTTCGTCCTGTGTTTGCTCCCATGCTGGTTCTATAAATGGTTTTTTAGGCATCGACCCCACATCCTTACCGTTTTTGTGCCTTCTTTTCTTCGTTCCGTACTCACTGAAGTGTGCCGCAAAACCTTTAAACCCTCCCTTTCTCCGTGGCCCGTTATAAATGGCCCCTAGCTCTCCTTTGTTCTTCTTCCCTGACTTCTCAGTACCGATCGAATCAGCTACATTTCCAGTCAGCCCGACCGGCGCAAGTCTGTGCATCCGGTTTATTAGCGGTATGGCCGCCTGTGCGTGCACTTTCTGTAGTTTAGTATCACTTAGCTCCTTTGGAAGGTCGTTAAGCGCACCGTATATCTCTTTCAATCCTATTACTTTCATGTCTCGTCGAGTATGTAAGCCTTCAGAATAAGCGACCTCCTACGGTCGGGTCGTTGGATACCTACAATCTCATAATACCGATCATTGTAAAGTATCTGCATCTGTTCTGTTACTGCCAAATACCGAATGTCAAAGAGCGATGTTCTATTCGCTGTCAGTTGATCAGCCTGGTAACCTTCTGTTCCCTGTGCGTCTTTTACTTCTGCCCTGACCGTGGCAAATGTTGCCCATGTTATAATATCCTCGTTGTACTCATCTTTCGTGATTGTCTTTGATCGTATCACAATCAGTTCATCACGTTTTCCGACTGAAGTCTTTGTAGCGAGCATATTTCTTCTGAACTAAGTCCTTCTACTACTGTTTCAAAGTCAACCTTCTTGCCTTGCAAATAATTAAAAGGCCATATGTTCACTTTGCTTTTGATGTCTATGGCTAGTGGACGCCTAATTCGAGCGTCCATAAACCCAGCCCGGTGAAATTTAGATGTAGAGTTGTTATCTAACCCCTCGTTAAGATCACCTCTCCACAATTCACCTATCTGTTTAATACTCTTGCGACTCATCGCCCGACCCACTCCGAAAAGACTCGCATTCCTGTATTCACGACACTCTAAGTCTTCCGAATTGAGGTAGTAAAAACTATCCAACCCTATTAAATCGTATTTTCCGAAGTAGTGTGAATAACTTTCTAAAATTTCAGTCTTTAGTAAATCGTCTGAACCAATCTCAATCAAGTAGTCCCACTCTTTCGTCATTGCTACCTTTAGACCGAAATTCTTCTTTTCTCCCAGTGGTTCGTTCTTGTACATCACGTAATCAATGTCGTACTTCTTGCAAAGTGACGTCATCGACACCTCTGAGATCACAGCCAAAACATCTATAGGAAACAGCCCGGATTTCCGCAGCCTGTTAATACCCACAAAACAGATTTCTGTAATCTCCGGGCGTTTCCAAACTGCTAAGAATATCAGGAGCTTAACCTGCATACCAGTACACTTTAATTGTATCCAGTAAGTCAGTTATTTCCTCTGTCATCAATCCTCCATCGTTACTGTCTCCACGATGTTCAAATAACTTTGCTACCAGCCTGAAAATAGCTTCTCTAGCTTCAGGGAATACGTCTACAGCGTTATCAACCCCCGCAACGTAATCAATCTGTACGTTATTCATCGTTAAATTGGTCGTAGGCCATGTGTCGGTAACTCTTAGCTTAGCTAACTGACTGTTTAAATCAAGTGTGTAGCCTGTGAACGTCTGTTCCGCATCATCACCGTCCAGGTAGATAAAATCTGTCACTGATTGCACCGGTCCGTAAGGCAAAATGATATCACCACAGAAATAGTCAAGGGTAACACGCCGGGTCTGTGTCATAAAACTCAACCCGGCGTATTTCTCACACATCGCCGAAGCGGTCACAATCTTTTGAGTGATGAGGTTATCTTTCGAAGTATCATCTGACTCAATGTTCAAATGATCTTTCGCTTCCGATAACCATACCGGATCGTGATAGTTTGGCGATATGACCTTGCTATAATGAATCATCTTTTATGAACCCTTTTTACAAAGGATTCTGGCTTCAGACCAGACGTTTCAATTGAGGACTCACTCTCGCTGCCGATACTATTCTTTTTTTTTCCGCGTCGGTGAGCATGAAGTGTCCGAAGAATCGAACAGCTTCTTTTTCGGTGACATCAATGGCTACGCCTTTTTTTGCGATTACATCGCGTTTTTTCCCTCCTTCTATTTCATCCTGACGTAGAAGAAAGGTTTTTTTGGGTATTAGCTTCATATATTAAGATTAAGTAATTGCAGGTGTGGTGGTAACCCAGTCTTTCACTACCGCGAACTCTTCAGGATGTTCAAGATCAACATCGGCGAACGTATTCACCACGAAACGGACTGTTCCTGTTCCTGCTTGAGTGTAAGGATCGAATAGAATCGAAGCTCCACCCCATGTAGCAAGAATTGCAGAAGACCAGTTAGGAGAATAAATCGCTCCTGAAAGACCTGTGGCTGTTTCTGTCAAGTCGTTAGGAATCCTGTTGGTGACGATGAAAGGACGACCGAACAAAGCGGTATCGGCTGGCTGAAGGATGAAGTTGCCTTCAAGTCCTCCTGATGTCTTTGGTGTGCGCAGCAATGCCGCGTATCCATCTGTGTTAATCAACCATCCTGCGCGTCCGTCACGTGCGTTGTCTGCCATTGGTGCTGTGAGCATGGCCACAAGTGCGCCGTATGTCATATCACCTCCGGAAGATCCGAGAGAAATGACGTTAACACCTGAATAGTTCAGGATACCAACCGGAGAGTTACCGCCCGTAGGCCCAGCGATTACCGCCAAGTCGAGCGCCTGAGCGATTGCAAAAGCAATACGGCCCATCACATAACTTTCAGTGATTTCATTGGACTGAGCGAGCATTTGTAGCGTCACATCGTGATAGCCTGACAGTCTCTTTGGTGACAAGTCAACTGCATCGAAAGTCAACGTTACCTCATCGGCTGCTGATACTTCAGTCTCCCAAACGAGTACAAGATTGTTGGTAGCACGTGGTATCTTAAGATCACCCTTTAAGCCAAGATACTTTGTGATACCGAGTCTGTCAATAACCGGGTCGATCTGCAAAGCGGGTATCATTGGCTTGTATTCAGTGCGCACAACGTCCGCTCCTTCTGCGGCCACTGTCAAAATACGCTGATTACGTCCAATTTGGACGAGCCTTGAAGGGATAGAGATATTTCCTGTTAGGGTAATGCCTGCGGATTCTGCCTCTCTGTGTGCCTCGTCGTTGATTTCTTTCTCAAAGCCTTGAACAGATCCGAGCCTGCCTTGCTTTTTGTTGTACACATCACGGAACGCCTTGCCGTAGGAATACTGTGAGTATTCTTTAGCTTCTGAATAGTTGTCCTGTGGCGCGCCCACTGCGGCGGCTTCTTTAGCTGCGATCTTTTTAGACCTTGCCTCAATAGCCTGTAGTGCTTCGATTTCTTTGTCCAATGCCTTTAGTTCTTCCTCCATTGTGGAGAGAGAGCTAAGTTCCAGTTCGGTTAGTTCACGGCCTTCTGCCGCTTTCACCAGGGCCTCGTAAGACTTCTCTTTTTCCGCCCTATTTTCTAATGCGATTTTTAACTTTTTCATTTTTTTCTGTTTGTGATAAACTCCTTTGCTTTATTTAATAAGGGCGTTTCTACCGGCCCCGGTGTTTCTTCTTTTTCCTCTAGTGAGTCAAGTATCCCATTAACTACTTTTCTTATTTCAGCTACGGGCAGGCCGATACGGTTAAGCATCTGAACACCCGCTCGCGCGTGGTTCATTACCACCTTGCGGGTAGCCTCTGGATTGCTCGGAATGTTTACAATTGAAAATTCAAGTAGTTCTTGGCCGGCGAAGTGATATGTTTTGTCTATCACCTTTCCTTTGGCATCCTTCGTCTCTACCCATTCGCCCTCTCCGGTTTCCAAGAATCCAACGGAAGTAGCTTTAAGCGTTCCGTTAAGTACCTTTCTGAATATCTTTTCTGCCTGCGGGTTAATGTCTGCTGTTTCAAACTTCACTTCACCCATCAGACGCCCGTCTTCCATCCACGCGCGCGCAGGACCAAGTACGTCATCAGGATTAGGAGGGACACACATATTATCCCCGTAGACGTTATGCTGATAGCCGACTATTGGATTTCGGTTGAAGTTGTCAAGATTCCAACCCTTCATGTTTAGCTTCGTGCCGTGGCGGTCCTTTGCTTCAGTTGAAATCACAAACTGAACCGTCCGCGTTTCCTCTATGTCTTTTGGAAACTTCGCCCGGTCGATCACCCCTTCCAGGTAATCTTTATTGTAGGATTGTGTATCCATTTAATTTGTTTGTTATAGGTGCTGACGGTATTACTTCCGTTTCCATTTTCTTTCTGAGTGATTCTATACCCTCATCGTCTCCGGGTATCATGGCCCCCTGAATCAGTGGCACATCTCCGCCCTCGTACGGGTTGTTATCTTCCAACTCTCTTGCTTCGTTCCGGGTCATTGCGCCAATGTTTATCATTGACTGATAGAATGCCTGACGGGCTGCGAGATCCCCCCTGAGAAGGCCGTTCATGTTGAACTTTGTATAGGTGTTGGCTTTCTCCTTTTCGAAGAATAGCTTCATGTTGTTCTCTAGTTCGATATTTCTACAGATAGGCGTTATCGTGTGTTTGGCATAGACTAAATCTGACTGTTCTGCATTCTGATAGGTAGCCCTTTCGAAGTTCTGCGCGAACGTGGGCGGAATCTGCCAAATGCCGTAAACATCCCTGTAAACCGCTTGTTTAGCTTGTGCAAACTCCACCGACTGAGGATCGGTCATAATAGCCTGATATTTCCATCCCCCGGAAAGTACTTTTACCACTTTCGAAGAATCTTTAAAGGCTTTTTCGTTCTGTGCGATTTGTTCCGGAGTCAACCTACCGTCATAGGAAAGGATTCCAGGAGGACGCGCGCCCGTCACCGCCGTTTGATATCGGTCTAGCTTACGAGCCTGACCAATAGTGTTAGAATTTTCGAGTATCGGAGACACACCACATATGCCATCAAAAGAATAGAACCTGTAGTGTAGAACATCCTTCGCGGGTTCGGTTTGTCCTTCATAGGTGTAAAATAGCTGCCCGTTAACAGTGGAAATCTTCACGCCCTTTTGAATATCCCATAAGTCAAGGCTTTTAGGGTTCTGCCGACTATCCCTGTTGATGTAGGCGAAAGCATTTCCCCACGCGTCTACGTGTAGCATGATCGTCTTCCAGAAATTGGCCGCCGTCATGTATGAATTTGGCTCTTGACTTAAAAGATAGTAGGCTGGATGGTCTGTGAGTTGAACTTTATTTTTACCCTCATCGCGGATGACGTTCACCGGAAGGGAAGCAATAGTATTTCCCCTTACCATTGTAGAGATGTAAACAGGGGTAATTCTTAGGGCTTGGCGAACGGTTATACGTTCATCAGTGTAGTCATCGTACCCTAAAATAGATTGTAATAACGTCCCATTGATCGTAGCCAATGAGTCGCCGTAATTTCTGGACACCGGCCAAATATACCGATCAATGAAATCGTGAAATTTTGCCACTGGCAACAAATGAGAAAATTTTTACCCATTTGTCGTATGGAAGAATTTCCAAAAATGCGTTATCTTTAAAAAAACTGTGGCAAAAACTCCCATTCAGGCACTTGATGAGTATTTTTTTACTGAGCTAAGACAAGCTCGGAGCAATCCTGAAGCCTACCAACGTGCTTCAGATAGGTTCGAAAAGGAACACAACCTTTCACCCCCTTGCAATTACGATTCATTTAGGAAGTCTAAGAAAAGGCGAAAACCTTAAACGCAGAAGCCCGGGTATTTCCCAGGCTCCGCTTATCCCTTGCAGGATCGTGGCTGTCTTACGTATAGCTTACGTGAAATCATTGCACGAAAATACAAAAATTAAGCCTACTTACAATACTTGGCATACGCTGTCGTTGGCAACACTTTGAACTTCATCAACAACCAAAAAATAGGCTTCAATCTCTTAAAATTGGTCATCTTATAGTCGGCCCGTGGTCGTATTGGTGAGGAATTTACCAGGTGTAGTAGATGATCTTTCCTGTCCCCCAGGTCGTCAAGGTTAAAAATTGCTTCTTCGGATAAAATCTGTCTGGCAAATTCCTTGTTCATCTTTCCCTCACGGATATGTGCGCTTAAATAGGTTCTGCGCTTGTCGATGTTAAACTTTTTAGGCAGCACGTATCCGCCTATAAAAGCAGTATAAATGTTCTCGTTATGCTTACCGCCGTAGTCTTTCCATCCCCATGATTTGATAATTCTTAGCACCTCCGCCCGTCCATGGTCAGCGTAGTGGTAGGGTCGGACCTGTTTTAGACCAATTATAGCTCCCCAAATTTGATCCCATACCGTGAGCAATGGATAGTTAACAAGATCCTTCCCGTTCCACCGTCTATAGACTGAGTTTAGGTAAGTGTAGTCGATTACTGACCATGCTTTAGGACTGGAACCTTCTTCCCGGAAGCTGTGGCCGTTTAAAATGTACTTAATGCCGTTGTCTTTGGCTGCTGTGTACATCATTTTTGACATACAAACATCATTGGCTATATCACAATCCGGAACACCGGCTTTCAGTAGTGAGTCTGTTAAATTATCGTACTCGTTCTTATCCAAAAAGTACTCGATGAAGTTTACTGATAATCGCTCTGTCAGAACTTTTATATTATTGTTGGCTTCCGGTCGGTTGGTACGGTTGTTGAAATGAATAACCAACGGGCGCAGCCCCCAGACTTTAACAGTGAGATACAATAATACCGAACTATCCTCACCTCCTGAAATACCAACTAAGCAGTCGTATTGCTTGCCTTTACCTTTCTTTCTAATCCTGTCCAGAACATGGACCCACGGCTCACGCGCTTGTTCACGAAGTTGAGTTTGAAGTTTACAGTATTCACACTCCCCATCGTCGTAAATCTTAGCTATCGTTTCATCGAACAAACAAGTGTTGCATTGTTTAAAATGTTCACCAACTAATGGGCGCATTTCAGATGTGGATGTCTTCATAGTATCTGTATTTTAAAGTAGGTGTCATTCAGGTGAGCATTTTTATAGCCGCTATGTGATAACGCCCTTATAATGTCGTAAAATTCTGCGAACGTTCCAACCCTGTCAGGATCTATCGCGCACAATCGTTTGAAGTCCTTGTATGAATTGTAATTGCCTTCAGGAGGTTGATAGGTTTCGTAATCGTGGGCTATTATCTTATCAATTCGCTCATGTATAAGTAATAATTCTTCGTCTAATATCCTTTCGTATAAACTTTCAGAAGTATCGTCCTTTCGTATCTCTACCTGTGACTGACAGATGACCGGACCACCGTCTATTTCTCCCACCATCTCATGAATCGTCACCCCCGCCGGAAGGCCGTTAAGCATAGACCAAATATGTGAGAACAAACCACGGTTAAAAGGGTTATATCCTGGATGTATGTTAATGCACCGAACTTGAGCAAATAGCTCTTTAGGAAAAATAGTTTTACAGTGCATACTAATGACTAAATCATATGTCTTAATGATGTGCTTATAATCTAACTTCGGATGGATGTATGATGAACTGGAAAACGTCCACCTGTTAACCTTCCGACGCTCAAATGTAGGCCGCGCTCGGTCAAGTAGTGGTTTGTTATCAGATAGTACTAACACATTCATATTCTAGCCATTTATATTCGTGATCCAGCGCATTCCATACTGACAGCGCCAGTAGTTTATCTATTGTCCCTATTCTTTTTTTCTCACGTTCTATTTTTTTAGCTACGTCCTGTGCATCTGCAAACTTTATGCAATTGGGCAAATCAAATACATTTGTTACCACCCTTATACCACGTAATCCCATTTCAATAATAGAAGTCCCACCACCAGCAAACTCCGAGAGACACAACCCTATACCAACTTCGTTATAAAATTGGTCTGCCTTTCCGTTCCTCCATTGGTCCTGTGTCCACTGACCGTCGCCTATCGTTATCTCATAACCGGCACGCCTTAACTCATCAATAACTTTCGATCCATGATAAATCATATTACCGGGACAATAAGCGTATATCTTTTTGCCTAGCTCTTGCGCTTTTATCTCATTTAGAAAGGTTGAAGGTTTAACAAGTTGAGCCGTCCCGAAACGTTTGATTAATAAATTGTAAACTTTTGGGTGCGCTGTGATGTGGTCTGCATCATTAATAAAAAAAGCATCATTCAAAATATCCTGACCGGTCCAAAAGATATACCGTTTCCCTCTATGGTTATTGATAAGCTGTACGTCTTCATACCGATAGCACCCAAAAAATACACACGGTTCTTCTGTGTTGTTATAATCATCTAATTGATAAATCTGATGGAATGGAAAATCTGCAACTGACTTTGAAACGTAGGCTTGTGTAATTCTCATTTGAGCGCGCTGAGTAAATCGTTAACCTCTGGAAACTGTTGAATGATAAATCGTTTGTCGAAAATTTTCTCTGATGGTATAGCCCCTGACCAGTGATGTTCAAAGACATGCTTATTAACCCACTTATTAGTGGAAATACTTGCGGCCTTTAGTCTTTCATCGCGCACAAAGTATTCTTTAACTCCAATCTTCTCGCACTTTTCTTTCATGCATCGGTCCATTGAATTATCTTTAATATTGTCGAACGGTTGCCATTGTATACGGTCCAATAGTTCTGCTGAAATCATTCTGCCTATGCCTATCGTTTCATTCTCACGGTCCCCCGTGTATCCGTGCCATTCAACCGCCCTTATTCTTTCCCGTACATCTATGAATTGACAGCCCGCAACCCCAACGATGTGATGAGCCTGGACGTGAGGTTTCATAACATGAATCCAATCCTCACTTATCCAATCAGAACTTCCGGTATATAAAACAGCGTCAGGATGTAATGACTTAGCCGCTAAATACCCGGCGTTCCACTTTCTGCCCAGTGGTTTATTAACATGATCCACCCACATCGCCCCTGATTCAATGCAAATAGCTTTTTCTTTTATCCCGTCACCCACACAAATGACCGTATCAACTCTGTTTTTTTTGTAAAGTCTACCAATTGTTAGCGGCAATAATTCCAACCGTTCGTGAACAGGAATAACCGCTACCACTTTGAATGGTTTCTGTGGTATATGTAGGTCGTCGTTGGCTTCTTCGTATGTCATTGGACTGTATGTAGACTGTAGGTTGCTTGCATAAATTACCAGGAAAGTATCATTTTATCGTTTAATTCTGTAGCTGATATGCTATCCCACTGCGCGACGGCGTTGAGACAAGCGTATATTCCTAATACTTTGCCGTTCTTTTCTATCCGCGTCCCCTGTTCTTTTCGAATAGCCAAGCAATTGGAGTTATGATATTTCAAAATAGGGTTACCGAAGTGTTCAATCTTCCCCGCTCGTAATAGTTTCTCCCACTTCTGGGTAGCTTCAGCAATCCCCGACATACCTTGTGAAATCGGGTTACCGGTGTACCCATTTTTAATAAGTCCCTGAACAATACTATTATTTTTCTGCGTATTTGGAAAACAGAAGGAGTGCATATTGTACTGTTGGATTTCGTCTATAATCCAATGCACTGCGATGTCAACGTCCACCTCGTTACCCGGATCCACTTTTATATATTGCTTATTATCCCGGTAAAAGTCCTGAGTTTTTAAAGCATCTTCTGAAAGAAAGAACATCATCTTAACGCCGACGACGTCCCCTGGAAAGAGCAAACAAAAAGCGGAGATTTCCCCGCTAGGCCCCACTTCTAATCCCCCGTAACAGTCTCCTTCTGCTTCCAGTCCGTGGGTGTTGGTATCCCAGACTTCACCGGAGATAAACACCTCTGGACTATCCACCCACATATTGAAGTTCAGCGTCTTTACATCTACTTCTGTCTTGCCTCCGTAGGTCACAGCGTCTGATACCATCCCCCTAAGGAAGTCACGGTTAACAGATATATCTAAGTTCGGATTAGATTTCTTCCAGTTCTTTTCGCTCTGCCAATCGTCCCCCTCGTCCATTTCGTAAATGATTGGTAGGTAATTGTCTTTGGTGACGCTTCCCTCGAGTACTTGTATACCCACCTTCCGAAGTTCCTGATAGCAAGGACCATCCATAATGTAACCAGCCGTTGTGATGTAGAACATAAGCCGGTCACGGCGGGACGCCATACTTGTCTTGATGGCTTTAGACGCCCCATGATCTTGCGACATCCCAAACTCATCAACGATTCCCATCGACGCATTAACACCATGTTTGCCTCCTGCCGTCTTCGATTTCTTGTCACCACTTTCCTTTGAGAACGCTTTAATGAAACCATTCTTTTCTGTGTTTACAACCTCTGTAATACTATCCTTATAGTTGAATAATCGTATCGTCCCATCGTCAACAAGCTCCTGCAAATCCGGGCTAGCTTCGATAATTCGACCGGCCATGTTCACTGAAATCTTTGCCTGATCTTCGTTGTTTGCTGCTGTGAATATCTTCGGTGTATTAACCCTATCTGCGATCAAATGAAAGTCGGCCAGCACTGCGCACATCGTTGATTTCCCGTTCTTCTTAGCTACCTGAACGTAAACCTCATCGAACCTCCGGCCCTTCGTATCCTTCCGAATCCACCCGTACACCTGCTGGAAGACGAACCACTGCCACGGCTCCCAGGTAATCGGTAACCCCATAAAATCCCCTTCCCACTGATAGCAATACCGCTCCCCAAAGTTCAGCATGTGACTCCCTTCTGCCTCGTCAAAGTAGATGTCGTCCCGCTTTAGATCGTTAAGGAACCTTTGAGCCGCAAGCCGAATAAGCCGCCCGGTATCGGGAGAGTCTAGCGCCCAGCGTGCGTAGGTTTCAGCGGCGCTCATCTATTTCAGGATAGACGTCATTCCAATAAACAAATACAATATCATCCTCGCTGAATCCGTAATACTTTGTTTTTTCAAGTGCGTCTAATACAACTTCCGCAGTATCGTATTTCGTTTCTGGTTCGTCAACCTCAACTGAAAACTCAAACTTTACACGTAACTTTCCCATGTTTAAACAAGTGTTGTTTTGCCGAGAAATTCTTTCATTTAAGCACTT